GGTAAGCCTCTTAAGGCCATTCAAGGATCTGGTGTAAGTACTATTAATGGCTGACCGAAGAAATTCCTTTTCCTTAAGGTTTTACTCAAAGATAATAGAACGAAGAGACTCCTCCTTACTCTTCTAACTTTATCTAAGGGTATTAAACCCAAAGGTTGGAAAGAAATTCGGCTTGTTAAACCAAGTTTCAGACCGATAACTGATAAGTATACAGGGAAGGATTACGTTTTACCCCGTTTCTTTATACAAGTTATGATCCGAAAATATAACATTAAAGGTGAAGATCTTGAAGTACCTTCATACAAGAATTTATTCTTAAATATGAAGTCAAGTCCTACCGGTATAAGTGTGATCTCCAGTATTGGAGCGACCACACTTCACGATTATAAAACTCAGTACCATTTCCAAGCACTGATGCTAGAAGGATTTTCAAGAGTATTCATGAAAGTCCTTGCATTTGCCGAGAAACATACTGAATTTTGAGCCTATGGTTACCCCTCTGGTAAACTAGGTATAGTTCATGACGCTGAAGGAAAAGAAAGAGTAATCGCTATGAGTGATTATTGGACACAATGGTCCCTTAAACCCATTCACGATCATTGCCTTCGAATCCTAAAGAGTATACCAATGGACCGTACTTTCACACAAGACCCTCGAACCAATTGGAAAGAGGATTGTGAGTCATATTGATCCCTTGATTTAACAGCAGCAACTGACAGATTTCCGATACATGTCCAACATAAAGTGCTAAAACACATCTATGGGGACGATATTGCGGATGCCTGAAAGGGCGTCCTAATAGATCGATCATATCATTATGATGGTAAGTCGTATAAGTACTCTGTAGGGCAACCAATGGGTGCCTATTCATCATGAGCAGTATTTGCTTTAACTCATCACTTCGTGGTCCAATGGGCCGCCTACAGATGTGGGTTTAAAGATTTCAGTGATTATATATTACTGGGTGACGATATTGTTATTAAGAATAACAAGGTCGCCATCAAGTACATGCAACTGATGACGAAATGGGGGGTGGAGGTTTCTCTCAATAAAACGCATGTATCAAAACATACGTATGAATTCGCGAAGAGGTGAATTCATAAAGGAGAAGAAATTTCCCCACTCCCAGTCAAAGGTATCATGACACATATCAATGAACCCAAATCAATTTTGTTGATAATTGTTGATTGGTACTTAAAGACAGGTTACAAATTAGATACTACGCCCTACGAGATTGTGAAGAAAAGCTTTATAAGAACCAAATGGAAGAAAGACCAGTGATTTACTGACTCTCTACTCACGAAGATCTTACAAGATTTTTGGATGGGACTGTCCTTTACGAAGAACATTGCTGATGCAGAAGTATTGAGGAATTTCTGAATTAGCAAAGGTTATCATGAGGACAGCATTCCTAAACAAGATGACGAAGTCTTCAATTTTACTAGAAGAGTCACAATTATTAGTTTAGGTTTCTTAGCGGATAAAACTATCAAGCAACTCAGGACTTATTCTTGGAGTTTTGCAAAGCAATACTTAACCAAGTACAAGCCTGAAGACCTTGCAATTCATCCCGTGATCCATTCCGTCCGAAACATACTTGAACGTATGTCTAAAGACGTAAAGGATTTCGATCTGGATTGCGGAGATCCTGTCACTATGTCTGAGAAACTTGTCGTACCTGGTGTAAATGAAATAGTACATTTAAAACGCCAGATACGAAAAGAAGTCATCGGGATTGACAAGCTCTGAAAAGAGTCTTGTAAACCTTGACATGTGGAACATATAGATAACCTTTATGGTAATACTAAAAATAGTCCGTATTTCTTTTGAAATGCGGCTATATGTACCTTAATTGACAAAAACAAGACAGCCTTTGATGCGCTAAGTTCCGGTAAATACGCTGCGTGACTTGAATATATGGCTGATAAGG